TAAATACACCTCAATAGCATCTTTGATGGACATCATAAACACGCTTCAAAAGTCCTCTTTTGATGGAGGTAGACATATGACCAGAATAAGCATGATGATTTGAAATGATTTTAGTATCACATAGAGGCAATCTTTCTGGTCCAGATCCAGACAAAGAAAACAATCCTACTCAAGTTAACAAAACTTTAGATTTGGGTTATGATTGTGAAGTAGATTTGTGGATAAAAGATGACGTTTGGTATTTAGGGCATGATGAGCCTAAATATGAGATAGACATTAATTTTCTTTCTAGACCTAGATTGTGGATACATGTAAAGAATTTAGAGGGTTTAGAAAAAATTCCAAGGTGGATGCACTTTTTTTGGCATCAAACCGATGATTTTACACTAACCTCTAAGCATTTTATTTGGACTTTCCCTGATAAAAAAACTTGTCAAAAATCTGTTATTGTTGATAATAACAAGAACTGGCGAGACAAAAACTACAATTGTTTCGGGGTATGCACTGATTGGGTCTTATGAAGAAAATAATTATTACAGGAGTTACAGGACAAGATGGTAGTCACATGGCAGACTATTTACTTAAAAACACGGAGCACACAGTTATTGGAGGTGTCAGAAGACTCAGTGTTAAAAATCACAAAAACATTGAGCATCTAGAGCGCAATGACAGATTTTATCTTATTGATTTGGACATAGCAGACCCAGAGAACACAGATAGAGTCATAGCCAAAGAGAAGCCTGATTATTTTATAAACTTTGCCGCTAATTCTTTTGTGGGTAGTAGCTGGGAGATGCCCGTTAATCATATGCAGACTAACGCTATGGCGGTGTTGCATCAATTAGAGAGTATTAGAAAACATGCTCCACATTGCCGATACTACAACGCTGGCTCATCTGAGGAGTTTGGTGATGTTGTATCTACGCCGCAGGATGAAACGCACCCACTGCGCCCCAGAAGCCCGTATGGAGCAGCTAAGTGTGCCGCTAGACATCTTGTCAAGGTTTACAGGGATTCTTATGATTTGTATGCAGTTCAAGGTTGGCTTTTTAATCATGAGGGTGTTAGAAGAGGAGAAGAGTTTGTTACTAGAAAGATAACAAAAAATGTCGCTAGAATATTAAAAGAGTTTGAGCAAGGCAAGACAATCAAGCCTCTACAACTCGGCAATGTTGATGCTAAAAGAGATTGGAGCGATGCAGAAGATTTTGTTAAAGGTGTTTGGTTGATGCTAAATCAAGATAGGAAGAATCCCAAAGACTATGTATTATCTTCTAACGAAACACACACAATTAGAGAGTTTGTGGTTGAAGCTTTTAATTTTGTTGGTTTTCATCGAAGTGTTTCTGAATGGAGAGGTGAAGGTTTAGAAGAGAAGTATTTTCACGGCAAAGATTGCTTTGTGGAAATTAATAAAGATTTTTATCGTCCAGCTGAAGTTGATTTACTGTTGGGTGATTCTACAAAAGCCCGTGAAGAACTCGGGTGGCAGCCGAAGACAAACTTCATTCAATTAGTCAAAAAGATGGTTGACTATGATGTTGCGTCTGATAGCGTCTATCCGTAGTGGCAAAATCTAAAGGCCCCAACAAGAGGGAAATCATCTTTCGTTTGGTAGAAGTTCCAGACAAAGGTAGAAGACCATTCTTCGCTAGAGAAATGAAGATGCTTAACGATCTTTGTGATCGTTATTCACAAGATTTCATGGCGATAGTCTCTTTCGAGAAAAAGTTCGACTCTCTAGCTTATATTGTTAGCGACAAACTGAAAGAAACGATGGACACAAAATTCAGAGCTTTCAACTTTAAGGTAGACTTGTCTAAGTATGAGCACTACAATTTGGGCGATAAATCAGGGCAAGATAGAAATGTGCCTCGGACAAATAAAACAATAAAAGATTTTTTAAATGAGTGAAGGACCAGACGCAAATAGTATTCTAGGCAATTTTTTGAAAGCAAACAAAAGCTATCACTATAATTTTGAAGAAGAGCATGATTATAGAGTCTCTAGCGGCTCTCTTCAGTTTGATCTATGCATGAACGGAGGCTTCGGACCTGGGTTACATCGCTTCACTGGTTTAACAGAGGGCGGCAAAACTTCAGAGGCTTTAGAGGTTATGAAGAACTTCCTAAGCACAATAGAAAAAAGTAGAGGTTTTTATATTAAGGCTGAAGGGAGGTTGGGTAAAGAGATGAGGAAAAGGTCTGGGGTAAAATTTGTGTGGTCAGAAGATGAATGGGTGGATGGGACTTGTTTTGTTTTAGAGACAAACATTTACGAAACAGCAATGGCTTGTATCAAGGAATTCATTGACAATAATAAGGATAAGCATAAATATTGTTTCATATTAGATTCTGTGGACGGCTTATGTGCTAAGAATGACGCTGCTAAAGGTTTTGATGAATTCGCTAAGATAGCAGCAGGAGCAAACATCGCATCTGTTTGGTGCAAAAAGACTAGTATAGCTTTAGGCAAAAGAGGACACATGGCTATCTTTATTAGTCAGGTGAGGTCAGAGATGAGAGATCCATACTCTAAAGAACCCCCTAGACAGTCTGTATCTACAGGCGGCTACGCTTTACAACATTATGCTAATAGCGTAATTCAATTTCAACCTAGATATAAATCGGACTTGATTCTTCAAAACCCTAGCATAAAAACTATTGACGAGAAGAAAAATCCAATCATAGGTCATTTTGCAAAAGTTTTGATCTGCAAATCTCCTAACGAAAAATCTAATGTAAGCTTGACTTACCCTATAAGATATAATCGCTCTGGAGGTAACTCGATTTGGATCGAGAAAGAAATTGTAGATTTGTTATACGCTTGGGAGTTTGTCGAAAAGAAAGGCGCATGGATTAAGCCTACAGAAGACTTTAAAGAACTTCTTGAAGAAAATAATCTTGATTTTCCAGAACAGATACAAGGAGATAATAATTTATTTAAAACTCTAGATCAGGATGAGGATTTATGTAAATTCTTAATAAACTATTTCGGAGAGCAAATTGCGGAATGAAGTTCATTGATAGATTTGGTAAAGAAAGAAACCTCAAGAACGCAAAAAAATACTTAATTGACTGGGATAAACCTAGCAGGAGTAAGTTCCAAACAAACGTAAAAAATTTTCTGCGACTGTATTGGGAGAATGATATTGTGTTTGAAGAGTTTAGGGTTGTCGGTAGTAGGTTGACTTTAGATTTTTACAATGCTAATAAAAAAATAGCTGTTGAGGTTCAAGGCGCTCAACATACTAAATTTGTTAAACATTTTCATAAAAATCATTTCAAATATGCCGATCAACTCAAAAGAGATGAGCAAAAATTAAACTTTTGCCAAGCTAATAATATAAAACTAGCAGAGGTTTATCCTCAAGATGAAATACAAGCTTCCTTATTTAGTAACCAAGATATTTACTTATGAACTTAGACGATGAAGAAGAATTTTGCATACCATCTGAATTAGTAGAGAAGATCTATGACCTCTCAGGTGGTGTTGATAAATATAAAGGGGTTATTATGGCTGTATCCTCTGAG